CGTATTCGACGCTCCTTTCGTCGTTTATCCGGGATAATGACGAGCTTACAGAGTCCACGAAACAACTCTTGCAAACGACTCGTGTTGTCGCATCTGCAACTGGTCGGAGCATTGATGACGTAATGGAACGCATGAGAAGCGGTAAACAGCATGCCGCCTAAAGCAGAAATGCTTTAGTGACAATCGGGGAAAATCGGTAGAGGCTCAGCACGTCATGGTGGTGCTAATACCGAGGTAACCGGAAACACCACCCGGCACCGTAACGCGTAGCGGGTGAGCGTTAAGGGAGCAATAATCCCGCCAAGAGTCCCCGACCCCTAACGTAAAGTCGAGGGTGAAAATGTACGCTGAACCGGGCTGGAATCGACCAGCCGTAACCGAAAGGTGATGAGGGAAACCTCCGGATGCAAAGGATAAAAAGCCTTTGCGATAACAACATTGTTGCTGGGTAATACCGAGGCTATTGAAGACCTGGGAATTTTTGTCAACATCTCCATGATCGAAAGCACGAACGCTTTCCGCCGTTTTGCTGGCGACAAGAGCTGGAACCAACTCTCGTTCCAGATGCAGCAACAAATCCGCCTTGCTGCAATCCTCGAACAAGCATATGCGCGATATGGCGACAAGTTGCAGAACAACGTCATGACCAAACAAGAGCGGCTCATGGAGCAGCTTAAAGAGGTTAAACTCAACCTGTCTCAAGCATTTTTACCAATCTGGGACGCCATTTTACCGGCGCTTATCAGGTTTTCTGAATCACTCGCATGGGTAACCGAGCAATTAGCTCGGTTTTTTTATGCTATCCGTGGCTGGGATTACGACGAGAGGACGAGAGGGATTGACGAGACTACCGATGCAATTCAGGACGAAGGCGATGCTTACGACGATCTGGCAGATTCGGCCAAGAAAGCGCGAAAAGAAATTGCTGCATTCGACCGTCTGAATTTGCTCGGCTTTGATAGCGGATCAGGATCGGGCGGAGGTGGCGGGAAAGGCGGTAGTGGTGGTCCGTCACCTAAGCCTCCGGGTAAAGGGTCGGATATAGAATGGCCCACGCCCGATGTTCCGCCTTTGCCGCGATTGCGACTTGAGTTTGACCCGCCCAATCCGCCTGATGCCGGTATTGGCGCTGTTGCAACGGCTGTCGTTAATACGATGGCTTCGTTGTCTGCGCAAATTCGCGCACAATGGCAGCAGACGCTTGAAAATCTGCGGGTTGGAGTTACCGCCGCTGCTCCGGCAATTGTGACGGCATGGCAAGTCATGCTCGATGGACTACGGATTAACACGCAAACGGCGCTGTCATTGATTGGTGCCGAGTGGCAAGGCGCTCTTGATAGCGTGAGGGTGAGCACACAAACCGCGTTGGAAATTGTGCAAACTGCATGGCAAAACGCGCTCGCAAGCATGCAAGATCGCATCGCGGCGACCCGACCGGCGATCGAAAATGAGTGGAGTCTGATCCAGGCTGCTGCACGTCTCACGGTAACCACAATGGCAGATGTGTCCGCAGCATGGACGCAGCGCCTTAGTGAGATGCTTAACGCGCTCAACGTAAATAGACCGCTGTTTGAAAGCGGATGGTATCAAATCCGCTATGCTGCAAGGCTCACAGTCACAACTCTTGCAGACGTGTCGGCGGCATGGACCCAAAGGTTGCGGGAGATGAACAACGTCCTTAACTCCGTGCGTCCACTTCTTGAGAATGGATGGTGGTTGATCCGCAACGCTATTCGCCTGACTATCCCGGCGCTTACGGACACGCAAACGTCGTGGCAGACGGCTATGCAAGCTATGGCGGCATCGGTAACGCAAATGGCTGCTACGGTGGCGACGCAAATTGGACATGCTCTGAACGCCATTAATCAGCTAAAATCAGCGTTATCGTTTGACATCAAAATGCCGTCACTTCCGTCAGTATCATCCTTACTGCCGAGCGGTGATGCGTTCCAGAAGACATTCCAGAACCTTTTCGGATCACAAAATATACAGGCTGGCCTCGACCTCATTAAGAAGGAATGGAACAAACCGGAGAATCAGGTAGGCTTGACACTGATGTCGCTTTTATCGGGCGGAGGGGCGGCTGCCAAAGGTGTCCAAGCAGGAGCAAAAGGGCTGCTCGAATTGCTCAAAGGATGGGGCATTGCCGTCCCGGCATTTGCCGCTGGTGGTGTTGTCAGCGGCCCGACGCTTGCAATGGTCGGCGAGTATCCGGGTGCTCGCACGAACCCGGAAGTCATTGCCCCGCTTTCGGAGTTGCGAGAGATGGTCGGTGACAACGACGAAGAAATCATTTGGCTTCAACGCATTGTGCAGGCGATCCGCGAAACAGCCAATCGCCCGGTGACAATCAGCCGAAATGATATAGGCCGTGCTTCTGTGGATTATATGAACGATGAGATTCGCCGCGGTCGCAATCCGCTGCGTCTGTGAGGAGGTGCCGTCTGGTGTATCTCGCAATCAATGGAGTCGAGCTTCCGGTTTATCCGGCTGAGTTCCAGGTCACGATCATGGACCTCGACAATGCCGAAACGACCACGCGCACTGCCGACGGCACCCTTTCACGCGACCGAATCGCGGTAAAAAGGCAAATTCAGATGTCGTGGAACGCACTGCGGTGGGAAGACCTTTCCGCCATTCTTCAAATGATGGAAGCGCCGTTTTTCGATGTCACATACCCGGACAGCATGAGCGGAAAGATTGAGACGCGGGTGTTCTATGTCGGCAACCGGGAATCGCCGATTGCGTTCACGCGGAACGGTGTGACATGGTGGAAAGGTCTCCAACTAACCATTACAGAACGTTGAGGTGGATCAACATGTCGATCGTAACAATCGGTGATTTCAAAAACTACCTGCAAACCGTTGCCAATGCTGTATCGAGCGGCAAAATGAATGTAAATGACGCCGAAGTCAAATCGGTTCTGCAAACCATCGCTGCGGCTGTGGGGGAAGTGTCCGCCACACCAACGGCCAATACTCTTGCCGACCGCCTCAAGGCTATCGCCGACCGACTGGGCGAGGCGTCGGCTAACCCGACCGCTAACACGGCTTTGGCAAGGCTTAAGGCGTTGGAGGGCTACCTTGACGGCGTGGAGGCAGCGCTTGGGACTCAATCGGATGCCGAGGCAACGGGGAATGGTAGCATCATTGCTATTCTCAAACGGTTGCGGGCAATCCTGAGCGACGTTTGGAACGACACAGCGAACGCCCTCAATGTTCAACTAACGGGGAGTAATCTTGAACCAGCAGCAAACTTTGCGTTATCACAAGATGTGGTTGTAACTTCCGGAAGTTCTGTCGTAGTTTATTCAAACGTTGATCTATCGAAATATACGCATATTTCGGGCGTATTCTTCATGAAAAATAATCTTTGGCCGCACAAAATAACAGTCGGGTGGAAGAACTCAAGAGATTCAATTGTAGTCCAACAAGAAGTTGTAGAAACTGGAGACGCCCATAAAATTTTTGGGCCTATACCAATAATAACAAAAAACGCAAACATAAGAGTGGTAAACCAAGATACCGTAGACCGTACGATCTTCACATTGGATATATATGGCCACATAAGGGGGTAATTTGAGTGGATTTTCGTAATATTTTGGAGGATATAACCGGAGCCGGAGAAGCATATATGCCATATGCAGCAAGAGACGGGGAAGGCAACTGGATAGATGGATTTATTTCGATTGACTTTTTGAACGCAAACTTTGGGCAGTACGAAACCGCATCGGAAATGAAGGCAGCGACCACAAGCGAAGGGCTGAGACTCTTTTTTGATTGGCTTGTTGAACAAGGCAAATTGCCCGCATGATCTTTAACTAACGAAGTTCGATAGTTTAACAGCGGCCGGGAGGTGATACATTGGCACTCGTTCACTTTTGGAACGAACAGGTGGGTAGAGACGAAAACTACCAACTGGACGCAACAAAACCGTACAACGAAAACGATGACGCGGTATTCCTTTTCACCGACTTTTTTGGTACGCCTGCTGGCATGATCGACCCCGCAGTTTATTATCTTTCTCGCTATCCCTTCCGTAACTGGCACGTCAAGGCGGATATTAACGGCGTGGAATATGGCCGGGACAAAATCATCGACTTTGAGATCGAAGAGAGCCTTGTCAGCGGAGAGGAATTCGAAGTCGGGACAGCGATCGTGTCCAAGTTGGTGATTCGTCTTCTCACCAACGCCGAGATCCCGAGCAATGCCAAAGTCGTGCCGTATGTTGCTCTCTCGGCCGATGGCATTACTGATATATCCGGGATCGATGACTATCTGCACGATGGAATGACGGACTGGGTGCCGTTGGGCGAATTCTATGTTGATACCCGCGAGAAGATCAACAATACGTGGGAATATACTTGTTATGATAAACTCATGTTCGCCAACACGCCATATGTGTCGTCGCTGACGTATCCGACCACCATGCAAGCCGTGTGGGACGAGATATGCACCCAGCTCGGATTTGACTACGACGACAGCGTCGTGATCGGCTCGTACACGCTTCCGGTTGCACCGACGGGCTACAGCTGCCGTCAGGTGATGGGTTATATCGCTGGGGCTAATGGAGCAAGCGTATATGCCGGAAAAGATGGCCTGATCAAGTTCCGGCGCTATGCATCGAGTGATACGCCGGTTTGGGAGATCACTGACGCTGACTATATCACCGTCAAAGAGACTGGCCCAGCCAAAACCTATACCAAGGTTGTCGTCGTCTACGACACCGACGAAGGACTCGCATATGAAGCTGGATCGGGCGACGAAAACCATACGCTTTACGTCGAAATCCCGTTCGGAACGCAGACCATGGCGGACGCGCTGCTCGCGCAGCTCAGCGGGTTCTCTTTTACACCGATTCAAATGGACATGCGCGGCTATCCGCAGATCGAAGCAGGAGATCGTATCCGGTATGGCCGCCCTGCTCCGGCGCTCACCTGGGGCACCGCGGACGTGGCGTGGCAGGATGCAGATTTTAGCTGGGACAGTTACTATGACGGTGCTCAATCGTTGGCGCTCAATATGACGTTCGGGTTTAAGGGTGGTCTGTCTCTCCAAATCGACGCGCCGGCGAAATCTGAGCAAGAGTCTGAGTTTGGCGTCGACGGCAGCCTGACGGCCGCAATTAACCGCCTCAACCGCAATAGTGTCAAGCTCGGCAAGACCTACTACGGTATGACGGTGACGGCCACCGAAGGACTGACCATCGAGCGGAGCGACCATGCTTCGAAACTCGTTCTGAACTCCGACGATTTGAGCTGGTACGTCGGCAATTCGAAAGCCCTGCATTATGACGCGCAGGCCAACAAGCTCAAGTTTAGCGGCGATATCGAGATGTTGGGCGGTACTATCTCATGGTCCAACGTCAACGCGCCTGATATAGACGACATTCCTACCCTGAGCGGGCGTCTGACGTATATCGGGCCGACGGGGATTTATAGTGGCACCATTAAGACAGACCAGCTCATAGCTGGATCGGCCAAGATCAGCAGCGCGCTCATTGACACAATCAAGGCCAATCAAATTGTCGTGGGAGACAACGGCGAGAAAATCGGTGATGGCTTGATCGACAGTGCGGCCAACTGGAACGGAAAGACGACGTTGCTGACGCCGACGGGGATTTACACAGGGACAATCCAAGCGAATCAGATCGTCGCCAGTTCGCTCTCAGCTATCAGTGCAAACCTCGGCACGGTGACGGCCGGAACGATCAGCGGCGTCACCATATCCGGCGCAACGATCGTCAGTGGCTTTATTACTGGTGCCAACATTACAGGTGGAACGATCCAGACGGCCGGATCTGGAACTTATCCGAGGATTGAGCTGTCGGCGTCAAATAGTTGGCTTATTTTTGAAGCTACGTCGACATCATATTTGAGGATACAGCCGCTAGGCAGTCTGGTTACTTTCAACATGGCAAACGGGTCCAGTACCTTTAACATAAATAAGGCCACAGGTGGGACGACAATTCAAGCAAGCGATAATATAACCATTAACAATTCTGGGGCAAGTATCGTCATGAGTGGCAATCATATATTTATTAATGCACCAAACGGGACTATAAACCTGAACGCTGTAGGAGTATATGTCAATGGCAACCCAATTTAACAGCATGGAACTATTAACAGAATATGTCGTATAATCCTTGTAAGAAAGTCTATTACAAGGAGGATGTACCATGAAAAAATTCATTCTCGGCTTTGTTTGTGGCGCTTTGATTTTTGGCGGCACGGCTGTTTTGGCTGATGGTGTTTCGCTGATTGGGAAAACGGTTGATGGAGAGGTGCCGGTTTTTTACAACGACGAGCCTCTCGTAGCTAAGGCTATAACCGTAGAAGGAACCAGCTATCTACCAGTGAGGACGGTCGGAAATACGCTCGGTGCTCAAATCGAATATCGGGATGGAGCGGTGCATGTGGAGCAAAAAAACGATACCGAAATAATCAAACAGCAGGTTATGAATGAAATCAAGATCGAAATGCGCAAGGAAGAAATCCGAAAAAATCTCGACGGCCTTAAAAAAGGAATCGAGGCCTATACAGAGCTGGCAAATCAAGCAAAGCAAAACCTTGAAATTGAAACAGAGCCTATCATAAGGGCTGATTATGAAAGAACGATTCGGGACGCAGAACAAATCATTCAAAAGAATCAACAAAAAATCGCCGAACTCGAAGCCGAGCTCGCGGCCCTGGAACAGCAGCAAGACGAGTCCGAAGACGAAGAATAAGCGCCCCAATTGGTGCGTTTTCTTATGCCCTCCCATCGCGGAGGGTTTTATTATGCCAGAAAGGGTGGTTAGAGTGGAGCAAAACATCACAATGCAAGGTGGAAAAATCTATCATGGCGTTGTAGTCCAATCAAATGTGGCTCCGGGAGAATCGATCGAGGAGCGCATTCGCCAGATTGTACGGGAGGAAATTGCCGCCCACGAGGAGCGGCGACATCAGGAAGTTATCGATTTTCTCGCTGCGACTGCAGAGCTTGTTCGTGGTACTTCTGAATCGCGATTGTAGCGGCTCTTGCGGCAATTTTGACTACATCCATTGGGTAAACCGTCTTTCCAAAACGCTTGTTTTCGCCTTGAAACTCTTCAACAATGCGTCTTTCTAACTGCTTGAAATCGATGTCCAATGAACAAACCTCCCTTCTCTCGAAAATAGGCCGGGCAGCCTATCCATTCGACAGCATGGGAGGTTTTTCCTTGCAAACAAACGTTCGGAGGTGCGACATGCCTAAAATCACACACATTATACGGGCCGAGATCGACCTGTCCCAGCAGCCCGTGCAGGAACTATGTGACGTGATCGCTGCCGTTCTGCCAGCGTATCGAGGGATGGAAAAAGAGATTTTGATCAAGCTGCGCGAGGCGATAGACGGTCATCTCGAAGTTTTGAAAAAGGAGGATGAACAACGTGGCAAACATCCAACTGCTACAAGGGACTGAAAAGATCAAAGATTCGTATGGTAAGATCAACGATGCTATAGCGGCACTAAATTTGTTACAGACAGACTTCAACAATCATATAACAGATGTGGCTGAACACGTGAGCCTACTGTCAGAAAACCAATACACCGCCGCAGAACCCGTGACGAGTTACCCGATGGGTCTTTCCATCATGCGCGTGACGGGCGGAAATTTTTCGAGTGAATTAAATGCAAACGGGACTGTTGTGACGATAAAGGGCACATCGGGCGTAGGTTTTCAAATTTTCGCTTCGAGCACGTCAAATATCGGGACCTATTTCCGCGGCAGCACGAACGAAGTGTGGAAAAAATGGGAACCTGTCGTGAAGTCTGGTACAACGCTCTGGTCGGGGAATGCGTATCAGGCAGGCACGATCTTGAATCTTTCAGGCAACCTGAATGATTTTTCGTACCTTATTGTCATAGTGGATCTTGTCGGATATGAAACACGCCTGATCTATCATAAGGAGTCATCGACATATGAAATCAAAGGTTTCAACTTGGTCAATGATGGTGTGACTCCAACACTCGCTCAAGCAGAAATTGGTTTGTCACGTACAAGCGATACCTCTTTGACGATTGATCGTAACCTTAGATGGCGCTGGACCGGGAACGCGGCGGATAACGCTACGATGTTTTTAAATGACAGCGGCTTTAACATCAGAAAGATTATCGGGGTGGTATGATGATCACCGTTACAACCAACGCTGAAGGCGTTATTACCGGCTGGGCCGAAGTCGGCGGCCTCGCCGGCGGCATCCAGCTCGAACTTGATGAGATCCCGGACGATCTGGCTATGGGGTATTACAGACTGGTCGGGTCTGGTGTCGTGCGCGATGACGATCTCTACAGGGTGTACCTGTCGCGTCAGGTCCCGTGTCCGCCGAACCTTTGCAAGCCGTACTTCGATCTTGAGCTTGGATGGATCGAAACGGCGACGCCAGAAGAAATTGCTGTCTGGCAACCTCCAAAGTCACGGACGGAACTGCTGGAGGAAGAAAACGCCCTGCTTGCGCTCGAACTTGCTCATAACGAACTTCGACTCGAACAAGCTGAACAGGAACAGGCCGCGTTGCTTCTGGAACTCGTAGACAAGGGGGTGCTGTAAGGTGGACTGGTATGCAATCGTAAAGCGTCACTATGACGCCGGGCGATACACCGAAGCACAAGTCGCTGTCTTTGTACAGGCCCGAAAAATCACACCGTCACAATATCAAGAGATCACGGGAACGGAATATCAAGGCTCTGCCGAATAGGCGGGGCCCATTTAATTGGGAGGCGGTGCATATGGACGGTATCACGATCACGGCGGCCATCTCGGTCGCCGCAGCTATTTCCGGGATTGTGCTCGGCTGGCTCGGGCGGTCGCGAACCGTGCGTCAGGACGGCGCCGAGGACGGTGAATTGCGGGCGTCGGTGAAATATATCCGCGACGGCGTGGATGATCTGCGGGTGGAGATACGCAGTCAGGGTCAGCGCTACGATATGCTGGCGGAGAGGGTGACGCGTGTCGAAGAGAGCGCGAAGCAGGCACATCGGCGGATTGACCGCTTAGAGGACGAAGGGAGATGTTGAAAATGACGAAAAAATGGATTAAAGCTGCAACGATTCGCGCCGTTCGGACTGCTGCACAAGCGGCACTTGCTGCAATCGGCTCTGCGACGATGTTTGGTGAGGTGGACTGGCGCGTTGTAGGAAGCACGGCCCTGCTGGCGGCTATCGTGAGCGTCCTTATGAGCATCAAGGGGCTGCCGGAAGTCGAGAATGGCGAGGGTGACGGCGAATGACTCGTAACGAGTTTTTCGCCACTCTCGCCCCGCATGCGATCCGCGCACGTCAAGAGGAATCGCCGCTGTTTGTATCCGTCCGGCTGGCACAGAATTTGCTTGAAACCGGGGGCAAAATCCATTCGTGGAACAACCTCGGAGGTATTAAGGTCGGGTCGGGTAAGCCAAACGAGTGGTGGGATGGCAGCTATGTCAAAAAAGGCACATGGGAAGTAGTAAACGGCCAGAAAGTCGATACAACGGCTGCATTTCGCGCGTACAAGTCGATCTATCACTTTTACAAGGATCAAGACTTGCTGTTCCAAAACAAGCGCTATGAGCGCGTGAGAAACGCCAAAACACCGGAGGAACAAGCGGAAGCGCTGCGGCTGTGCGGATACGCCACAGACCCGGAGTATGGACTGAAAATCTGCAATATCATCAGCATGTACAACCTCAAAAAATATGATCAGGAGGCGGATGTAATGCTCAACCTGAGTAACTATCAATGGCAGCGGATCGAGACCGGGGTTAAGTCACTGCTCGACCGGAAGATCATCTCTGATCAAGGGTGGCTTGAAAAAGCCCAAAAACGGACGCTCACGCGGGACGAGTTGGCATGGCTCACCTTTGAGCTTGTCGCAAACCCGCGTTAATGATAAAACCCCGCTCGGCTATGTGCTGGGCGGGGATTTTTTGCTTTGGGCATATTCCTCCGCCCGGTCTTTCCTCCACAGTGGCCGCCCCTCGAACACGGCGTCCGGCCGGAGGAACTTGCCCCGATAAGTGGACTTCAGCGCCCGTTGGCCAGCCAGACTGACGTTTTGCTGCGTCGTACCGAGCAGCCGCGCAAATTCGGCAGCGCCGATGAGTTCAAGTGGTTGGTTTTCAGTCATTGGTGTCACCCTTTCGTTCTGCTTTTTCCAGGTACGGTTTGTGGTATTGTTCCTCGAGCGCTTTTCGGTCCGCG